GAGGTCGTAACCGCAATAGGCGGCTACGGTCTGGAGCTGATGGTTGGGGAGGAGAGTGCCCAGCTTTCTTCGGGAGGCACGGCAGGTGCAATGGAATTCGTAGTCGGGATATTCCATTTGATACATCTGGAATACGGCCTTCAGGCATCTTTCATCGAAGGGGGCGTTGTGAGCTACCAGAGGCAGACCTTCTATCTTAGGCGCAATCTCTGCCCAGACTTTCGGGAAGACAACCGCATTCATCGTGTCTTCCAGAGTTAACCCGTGAACCCGCGTGTTCCAATAAGAGTAATATTCCGGTTCGGGCTTGATGAGGCTGTAGAAGCTGTCTGCTATCTCACCATCCCTCACTATTACGATACCCACCGAGCAGACGCTTGTACGTTGCTGGTTGGCTGTCTCGAAATCTATCGCTGCAAAATCTTTCATCGAATTAAGTATTTATGTTTTTATTTTAGTTGCAAAAATACTATTTTTTAGGCTCAATCATCCTAAAAGTATAATATTTAAGAAAGTTTTAGGATGAATTGTCTTAAAAGTCCTCAAATTCAGGAAGTTTTAGGATAAACCATCCTAAACATTTTCTCCTATCCCCATATTTAGGTATTTTCCCGAAACCATCATTTTTAGGTATTGCAGATAAAGAGAAAAGGATGTATCTTTGCAGCCGAAAAATAGATGCATTGAGATAAATGAATGCAACTGGTATGAATAAATGTAACTAAAGAGATAAAGACAAATGAAAACAACTATCGTAATTTATGGCTCTTCCACTGGTTCTTGCCAGTCGATAGCCGAAACCATCGCCTCTAAGTTGGGCGTGGAAACTGTAGATGTAGCTAATATCGATGAGGCTACTATCGCAAGTCACGAGAATCTCCTTCTCGGTACTTCTACATGGGGTGCAGGCGAGATGCAGGATGACTGGTATGACGGCGTGAAGACGCTCAAAAGTGCAGGATTGGCTGGCAAGACTGTGGCTCTCTTCGGTTGTGGCGACAGCGAGTCATATTCTGACACTTTCTGCGGCGGTATGAAGGAACTCTATGATGCTGCTGTGGAGGCTGGTGCTACTGTGCTGCCTGGTGTTTCTACAGACGGATATACCTTTGATGATAGTGAGGCTGTGGAGGGAGACAAGTTCCTGGGACTCGCTCTCGATGATGTGAACGAGGATGATAAGACCGAGGAGCGCATCGATGCCTGGATTGAGGCTATCAAACCAGCGCTTTAGTATTTAAAAATAATAATTTTTCAGGAATCATTAAAATCTCTGACTATAGAATCTTGAGTCATTTTGGTTCGTGGATTTTTAAATCATAGAAATCTCTGATTCCTGATAAAAAACTTGATAAATTCGGATAGTATGCAGCAGGAAGTATCAGTAATGCCAATAGATTTGAAAGTTCTGATGAACCACATATATGAATATAAGAAAGGTGTGCGCCGCATGGTGCTCTTCACCTTCAACAAGAAATATGAGTCTTTTGCCATAACAAGATTGGAGCGTCAGAACATCGATTACATCATTCAGCCAGTGGGCAATGACCGATTGAATCTCTTCTTTGGCAAGCGAGAATGCTTGGATGCTATCCGAATGATTGTCACCAAGCCATTGTGCCAGTTGACTCCCGAGGAGGACTTCATCCTCGGAGCCATGTTGGGCTATGTATAATCCGCAAAACGAAATGTTCGCGGAGCGCAAAACGAAATGATATTTTCGCAAAACGAAACGTATATGTTTTTAGTTCCCTCTAGGGATAAAAGAAAGCGGTTATAATAGCTTTGGAATTGCATTATAATCGCTTTCTTTTTACTTTTACTCTATGGGGGAGTTTTATCCCCCCCTTACATTGAGTGGTGGCTACCAAATTACTTACTAGATATTTCAGCTTTGGGGTATCGTGGCTTTTTCTATTACTTCATTCACCGCCACAATGACGGCTGGGATGAAGTTCTTCTCCACGAACTCCTTGATGGCGGAAACCTCCTCATCGGTGTAGTCGGTATCGTTGCTACCGTTCCACATCTTCGTGGAGAGTGCCACGTCCGCCAAGCCCCTTCTGCCAGTCTTGTAGATGGCGTTGGCGATTTCCTTTCTCAGTTCCATTGCGGTACGCTGCTCGCTATCCAAGGAGAGGCGCACCATTACATTGTCTAATTGTAGTTTCATAATTTATGTTGTTTTAAATATTCATTTGATATTATCCTTCCACTTTGCTTAGATGGCTGCTTCCCTATACCAGTTGACACGCCAGTGGTCTCCCAAAAATATAAATTCGGTTGTTTGGTTACATGCGCCGCTATCAAAAGATGTACGCCCATTTGTGTCAACCCCATTCCAGTACATCTTATAGCTGTTTGACTTTATCCAGAAGGCTTGTTTTCCTTCAGATCCTTGTATGAACTTGTAGTATTGTCCTCTCTGAGGATTGTCAGGGAGGGTGAGCGTGATGCCCGTAACAGGAACATATATCACGCAATCCAATTCCGTTAACTTCATACTGTAATTCGCTCTTCTGGTCATCGGTCTGAATCCCGCATACATTCCATTCTCTGCATATATCGCAAAATTACCATACACATTACTGGCCATGGCTCCGTTATACATGACGTTCTCATACTGATATTTGTCATCGCATCCTGTTACGGATATACGCAATCCTATTTTGGCGGTATCACCAGTAGTCATAGGGAAAGAATCTTGCACAAGTATGTTGCTCATCAATGAAGGCACTGAGTAAACCCAATCGTTACGACCCACCCAGATTAGCCTGTTCCTTTCCGATGTCCACTTTTTTGTTTGGGGCGAAAAAGTCCTACTGTACCCACGGAATACCATGTATTCGTTGTAAAGAGCAAACCCCGGCTCTTCGTCATCGTAACCTGTGAGGTATCGGAGACTGGATTCGTTAAGCGAAAAACTTCCAAGCGTAGCACTTTTAGACACCATGTGACCTTTATTCGTTACATAGAACGGAGAGTTTTTCGCCGTATCGGCTCCAACGAACAACGGAGCGTATGTATCGTCAATCTTGCATGCCTCTTCCTCAGTGTTACCAAAGTAGCCCACCTTGCTCGCCCCGTCATTACTCTTCGCCCAAAGGTGCTTCACCTCGATTTTATCAGCGTCAATGAGCGAGGCGTTAATCTTGCCGCCAGTGAAGAGGGCGGCAGTTTGTCCGTTATTATTGACACGGATTCTATCTCCATGCAGCAGCACCTCATCGCTCTTTACCTCGATTCCTGCCTTTTTCAGACTCGCCTTATCTACAAGGTCACTCTTGCGCTCGGTGTACTCAGTAACGACTGCACCCACCTCGATTTTCGGCTTCGTGATGGTCACACTCCAGCTCGTTACACCAGTCTGTTGCGCATTCTTTGGGAACTGGAAGTAGATCTGCTCAGGAAGTCTGTCCTTGAATCGGAAATGACTCCACACCCTCTGCTGCTTAGATAGCTCCTTGACTTGAATCAAAGCAACATAATTATTAACCTTTCCGCCATCTGTCACTTCGGTCATTGCACCATTCTGCGGTTCTGCGTAGAGAGTGAACTTGGTGTTTGTGATAGGATAATAGGCATATACACCCATATACTCAGCATCGCCTCTTACCTCGAAGCTGATAGTATAATCTACGCCGAGCTGGAAGGTGCTGCCTTTTATTCGATAGAATGAATTGTAGTCGTCAGAGCCTATATATGTGAGTTCATACGCATCACCCACAAGAGCTTTCTGACCCTTTACTTCCAGCACATTACCACCAACATCAAGTGTCCTTGAATTATCAATCAAGTTAGCACCAATGATGTCATAATCGTCTTGTGATAGCGTCCAGCCATTATAGGTGTCGCCTTCCTCAACCATTGGTCTGCAAATATAGGCTTCAATCAAACCAGATTCAACGCCGCAATGTTCATAAAAGTTAAAGGCAATATAATCATACTCTGCATCGGTTGTATCTATAACCGTTGAGAATAATTGCCACTGATTGGGCTTAGGGGATAAACTGCCTGCTGAGAGATATTTTGGCGCTCCCTTTCTTTCATTCGTCCGCTTGTCTATATAGAGTGCTTCGAGGCTTA